TCGAAGAAGAAATTATGGACACCAAAGAAGGGGCTATAAAAATGGCTGAAAAATTAATGGATGAAGCAGAAGATGGTCTTGAAGGCCTTGGTAAAGAGATTGAATACGGGGGTTATATGTGGTCTATTACTTATGATGATGAAGATGGAGATGAGATGATAATTACTGAAGATGGAGAGGAAATGGCATGACATGGGAAGATATATTAAAAGAAGAAAATAAAATTCTTAATGCTTTAGATTCTAAAATGAAAAAGAAGTTAAAGAAAACACTTCAAGCGGCAGAACCTACAGAGTATTTCGGCCAAGACTTTACACAGTTAGGCGATTTAATTGGTATGTTAGAAGAACTTGATTTGATTAAAGATGATAATAAGATGAAAAAGCGAATGAAATCTATTAATGAGCAAAACGTTGATATGGTCGCTACTGCGAGCAAACTCCGTAAGCAGTATGAACAACTGTATCGACAGGTGAGAAAAATAGTATATCCAAAGAGTGCTGGTAGTTTAAGGGATGATGAAAAATGACAGAGGAAAATAATGAAATGATGGACTTACTAAAAGAATTAGTAAGTAGAGTAAAGGAGATAGAAAAGACAGTTTATAATAATGATAATTTGTTAATGAAATCAGGAATGGTTACAACTAATACACCAGTTCCAGCAATGAAAACACATTCAGATGTTCCAGATTCAGATACAATTGCTAAGATGAGTTGGGATGATATAAACAATTTAGTAGACAGATTAGGTGGTAATTAAAATGAGTTGGGAAGAAGTTTTGAAAGCACCTATGCCAATGTCGGTTGTAGAAGAAAGAGATACGGGGGCCAAACAAAAAATTATTGATTTTGAAAAGAATAAGATAGAACCTGCCTTTACAGAATATACTCGTAATTTACCACCACAATCACCTGTGAATTTGGAGGTTCTCCTTAGTAGTCGCACTGGTATGAGAGGTAATATTTTTGAAATCAATCAAGCGACTATTCAAGAA